GATGTTTTAATGCTTGATGTACTACTACTCTATCATTTTGTGCAGCAATGTAATCTAGAATCATCCTTTCTATCTTAGCAAAAGATAAATCTAATTCACTTCTCATTGCTGGATCTAATTCATCACCTATCTTATCATCTCTGACTTGTAGCTTGAAGAAACTTGTTTGTGGAGGTAGCAATGCAAGCATAAGCTTTGCTGCTAAAGTAACTACCGCTTTGGCACCAACTGATTGCCAAGGCTGAGTTAAGTTTATCTTTCCACCTTTCTGTCTTAGATCGTGTTGTACTAAATAAGGTAAGGTAAGTTCTGAACATTCAACTGCTGTATCTAAAAACTGTGAGCGTCCTGATGATAGCTGGCTGTATCGTTCACTTGCCTTACTTGACATTTGCTCCTCCTGTTGTTGAACCTGTTGTTCCTCCTAGATTAAGATTAATCTTTAAGGCATCTGTTCCTGTTTTCTTACCAGCTGCAGGTCCAGCTTTTTTCTGACCTGTTCCATAAGATATGTCAGCTGTTGTATCAGGATCAACTACCTCTTTCTTAGTTGGAAGGTTTCTATCTTTTTCTATCCTCGGTGCAATAGCTGGTGGCACTGGCATCGAAGTAGGTTTAGGTGCTTTAAATAAACACATATTATTCTAATGATTGTTTTACATATTCTACTACTGACTGTTGACCAGCCTTATACATAATAGAATTGATCTCTTCTTTTGGATGGATTGTTTGAGGTGGAAATTGATTTTGTAAATCTTCAATTAATTTTTCTAGTTTCTCTGAATTAAAACTAAGCGTACTGTGGGAGATTTGTGTTTGCATGTTCAAAAAAGGCGGGCATTCTGGCTGCTCTGGTCTCAGAAAGTTGAGGTGCTTTGCCCTCATACATTAATCGGTCTGATGAATCCAGCCAAAAATTTTTGTCCAAATATTTATCGGTAGTATTTATACCTAGTGGCTGGAATATCCAATTAATTGTGGCCTTCCTAAGTTTGTCCAGAGAATTACTAGGGCGTAGACCCATAGCAGAACAGACGAGAGAATTACAGGCAACATGTACCTGTTCGTCTCTGGAAATATCAGCCGCCACGGTCCTAAGACCAGGATCGCCACAAAAGCGAAAGAAAGGTAGAATAACAAAGAATATTGCACGTTCAGCTACCAAAGCTTTTAATATAGTGTGATCAGGGTGAGATTCCCAAGCATCACGTAACTTGAGAGCCTCATACTCTGCTTTTTCATCAACGCCTATAGCGTTCGTGATATATGTTAATGCGAGATCATGTTTGATCTCATCCTTTACATTAGCTTCTAGAAGTGTTCGTGCAGAGTCGGGAACATTCTTCTCAAGTGCCTCTGTAATAAACTCGCCAACTGGTAGCTCCATATGCCGTATTGCAAGAGAACGGTAGATGGCTTCTTCGGCTCCAGCCTTAAGCTGACCAGCTGTGGTTTGGACTGGTGTCCAAGTTCTTTTTCTATTAAGTAACTTTTCATAAGGGTTTTTCATTCTTGACAATCGCAGGTTATCGGGTTTTCTTGTAAAATACCCTGCAAGTAATCTTCAACATCTTCTTGATCTAATGCAGCATACGCATCGCTCTTATCTTGTGTGTCTCCCATTACCTGAAGGCTGTAATATAAGGAGGTTTGAGGCGAAGCCAACCACTCTTCCACGAATTCATTGTCGTATTCTATAACATCACTCCAAGAGTTGAAGCTATAGCCATGAAGAAGTCCTGTTTTATTATACATTATCATTATCTCATCTGCTACTCTCTTGTAGGAATCCCATCCTACTTCACTAGCTATCTCTACTTGTCCGTAGTTATAGGTTTGCACTCCGAATGTCCCACTATCTCTGTCCACAGTGCGGCTGATTGGTGGTGCAATTTCTGGGGTACTCGTAAAGCCATCCAAGTCCTTACTTCGATAACTACATGAGGCTGTCGGAGCAATGCAGAACGCTCTAACCATATTATTAGCCCTAGCCACTTCAGCGGCAGCTTCAATACCATATCTAAGTTCGCTGGCAAGATGCTCGGCTCTAGTAACAATAGACCCATTGTTGTTTACGCATTGTAGTGCTCTACCAAATTGTTCATATGTTACTGCATGTTTAGCTAGTAAATTAGCTAATCCGAGGATGCCGAGGCCAACTTGTCTGTCGATATCAGACGACAAGTATTCTCCAGTTGCTCCAACACCTGTCCTGCTATGGAGGCTGCACAACTCGGACATACCTTTAACGAAACCCTCCCTGATTGACTGTGTGTTACAGGCTGAGAGATTGACATGCTGTAACAAGCAAGTTCCACGTGAGGGCAAGTAAACCTCAAGACAGACGTTGCCATAAATTCTTTCTCCTTGTTCATTGTGTTTAATTTTGTTTAGCCAGATATCACCTGACCGTATTCCGTATATCAACGCTTCCCGTGTTGTATCACTAGCGTTCTTCCATTTTTCATCATCAAGGTCGATACACCTTTTGACCCACGGGAGTTCTGATCTAGGAGTAGTAATAAAGTCAACAACGTCAGGATGATCCAAGTCGATATGAAGAACAATTGCGCCATTTTTGTATGTCCCACCTCTGCGTAGTATTTCGTTTAGTACTGAGTAGATTTTGCCAAAGGATACTGGACCACTAGCTGTCAAGCCACGGCCGTTGTCAGCTCCTTTTGGACGTAATTTAGATAGGTGTATAGCACACCCTGCCCCATTTCGTAGGGCATGTGATGCAAATCTCCAGCTAGCCTCAATGCCCTCTGGACCCTCCATAGAGTCCTCGACAACAAATACAGTACAGCTCACTGGAAGTCTTGATTCTGGGTTATCCAGCCATGACTGGACCCGACCAGTGCGGGAGATTAATTCTGTCATTTATATAAGATCCATTAATGTTGGTGGTTCGTAGTCCGGTCCTTTAAGAACCTTTCCATCTTCTCGGTAAATAGGCTTACCATTTTTACCTAGTTTTGACATGTTACTAACATGTACTCTGTCTAATGCTTCATCTAAGAACCAGCCCATGTTCTCAGCATATTGGTAGCAAACATATACTAGGTCTGCTAATTCTTTCAGAGCTTCAGCTGGGAACTCAACATTATTTCTAAACAACATCCCTTCAGCTTCTAGGAACTCTTTAAATTCCTCTACGATCAGATTCTTCTGATATGTACGTTGTTTTAGGTTTGTTCCATTCTTCAGGTTGTAACGTGAACGGAATTCCTTCGCCTGATTGGATAAGAAAGTCTTCTTCATGGTGGAGTTCGTTTTGTAAATAGTGAATTGCTTTTTCTAGGTCTTCGCATCTTTTGAGCTGACCTCCTTTGTGACCAGCTCTACATATATATTTAATTGCATTTCCTAAGTGGAAGTTCAGATCCTGATCCCGAATAAAATCCCAGCATTCGATCTTTCCTCTTCTATAGTATTCCATTTTTCGAGTAGATTGGTGAGTGAATTACCTAATACAAAGTTTTGTTTTTGTAAGGCAAGAAAGAGGGTTATTATATCCTCTTTATGATTATCGTAGTTCTCATTTAACTTATCTTTTAAGATTCTCATCTTAAGATCTTGTTCAACAGTTAACTTCGTAATCGGGGCTGGGAGTCCAGAGGATTGGCTCTTGTTTTTCTGTGTCATAGTCATCAATAGTTAGTATTTTAGCAAGTCTAGCATTCATGATAGCATCATATTCAGTCATTCCTTTATCTGTAAAGGCTTTGATTACTGTTCTCCAGCTATAACCTTCTTTATCAAAGAGAGTCTGCGCTCGTTTAACTCCGATACCTGGGACTCCTGAATATCCATCAGTTTGATCACCAGAAAGGCACTGAATAAGATGCCAAGCTCTTCCGCTGTCAGAGGTGATTGTGAACTTTTCATCTAGATTGTATAAGGTTCCAGGTATTTGTTTCATGTCTTTGTCAGGTGAAACTATAACATTTCCTGGGTACTGGGTAGCATAAATACCCATTGCATCATCTGCTTCTAACGTAGGCATAATAACTACATCAAACTCAGTCTTGAGTTTGTTGATGACACGTTTATAGCCACATGGCTTCTTACGGTTACGATGTCCTTTGTAAGATGGTGCAATTTTTTTCCGAAAATTCTTAGTGTCAGAAAAGAAAAGCTTTATAGTAGGGAATGACCCAAACTCATCCTTGAGTTTAGTAAGTTCCTTTGTTGTTGCATTGTATGCGTCACTAAAGTTAGAGGTAACAAGGATAACATCCTCGCCAAAGTCTAATTCAGTTTCTGCTGCCGCACAGTTCTTGTATACAATGTAATCGGCATCAATTAATAATTCCATAGGTGGTTAGTGTACTTCTGCCCAGTTAGCTCCTGATTGTGCTTCAGCGGCTATCGGACATCGTAATGAATAAAAGTCTCCTGCTTGTATAGCAGTAGATTCGAGGCAGCCTTTCATATAACCTGCATCACAGGGGCTACACTCATATTGTAGTTCGTCATGAACAAATGCTAGTTGATGAGCAGATTCAGGTAAATGCTTATAAGCTAGTACCATCCACCGCTTTGCGATGACTGCTGCTGATCCCTGAAGCAAATAGTTTAAGGCTTTGTGAGGCTTATCTACTAGGATACGTCGCTTGTCTAAGCCTAAAACATATCCTCTCTCACTGACCTTCTTAACCGCTGTAAGTAATTCTTTAAGACCTGGAATCGCATCAACATATGCTTTTCTGATCTCTTTACCTTTCTTAGCAGCCGCCTCATCGGATAACTGTTTGTCAACTGATATACCTATTTTCCTATCTCCTGCCCCATAGAGGAAGGCGTAGGTGACGGTTTTAACATCTCGTCTCGAAATTCCGATACGCTTCGCGTTGACGGAATGGATGTCGTCGGTAAGGAGGATTTTGGTATAACGTCCTTGATCATATCTGGCGAGATAGTGGGCAAGCATCCGTAGCTCAATACCGCTAAGATCGGCACCGACCAGTATTTTACCTGGAGTTGCCGTAAATAATTGTCTAAATCTTTCATCTGAAGGTACCTGACTTAGGTTGGGTTTACGATGGGCTACTCTAAATGTAGATGTAGCGACTGAACAATGGTGGTGAACTCTAGACTTCGTAACAAGCTTCTGCCATGCGTTCACGCCTTCTGATATCATCCCAAGCTTCTTGGTCAGATCCAGTAGTTTTAGAAAACTCAGAGCTATATCCGTCCCAAGTTCTTTTAATACGGTCTCGTCGATAACCGCCTTCCCTGAATTCGTCAGTGAGGATGGTTGCCAGCCGTAATGTGTGGTAAGTATCCATGCAATGTGATCTCTACTAGTAGGATTTGTATCTTTTAGCTTGGTAAACGTAGCTCCAGCGACATAGCCTCTGGTCCTATTAGCTCGTTTAGGAGTAAATAGTGGTCCGCTAACGAAAGGGTGCCTGTTGCGTAGTAGTTCACTAGTTTCTTCATACTCTCGTCTGAGAGCAGATTCAAGTGACCGTGCAGCTGGCTCATCAAAAAACCATCCATGATTCTCTTGTTCAGTAAGTATAGTTGCTACCTGATGCTCTAATTTGAGCCAGTCAGATAAGGGTGGAAGTGGTCGCATAACTTTTCTGTAACTTTAACGTCTTGTACACAGTAGTCTTGCATTTCTTGTGACCATTCTTTCCAGTCTGCTGTCTCACCAAAGTCTCCTTTGTAGACACCAAGTCTGTAGCCATAAGCCTTAAGACTATGTGATCCATATAATTTAGTGGGCATATTCTTATGTGCGTTTCTTTTATCTATATCGAGTAAGTTCGGATGATATAAGCGAGATAACAAAAGAGTATCAATAATGGTACCGCAAGGATTAAACCAAGGGTATAAGTGATGTATATAAGGTAAGTCAAACCCAATAATGTTATGCCCAACAATAACATCAGCGACCTCCAGATGAGATAACGCAGTTGTGATAGAGTAGTTACTACCCATTGGAAGCCCTTTGGGCGATTCCGTATATGCTTCATCATTAAATACTTCCGTGCGCTCATCCTTGGCGAAGTGTAAGGCAACACAATGAATTCTGGGAGCCTCTGAGGTGAATGATAAGCCATTAGTTTCTAGATCGAATACTACTTGGCCTACGTGTCCACTCATAGGTTTTGTCAACAAATTTGGCACGTTCTACTGCCTCTTTACTAGGTGGGTTAGGTCTATTTAATTTTTTATTATCTTCTTTCTTAATGTGTTGGTACCATGGATGCTCATACCCACCATCAAAAATCTGTGGCTGGATTGAAAATTGGTGCTGTCGAAGTTTCATTTTCGGTAAATCTGCAAGTGTTAATATCGTAGGTTAGTTCTCCACACGTTCCAGTCTCGCCTGAATAACGATTCTTAAGGATTCTAAGCGTTGTAGGACTTCTTCCATCTTCTGATTGCTGATTTCGCTCCAATCCAACGAGGTTGTCGCTAATTTGAGCGATGCTGTGAGATCCTCTAAGCTGGGAGAGATTGATCCGCCCTCCCTCTTCGTGATTACGACTGTCATTACTGCTTCTACGTAGGTGTGAGACTAAAAATAAAGTTATACCTGTTCTCTCTACTAATGACCTTAACTTAGTCATTGTAGTATCTATCATTCGTCGTTCGTCTCCTTCAAGACCACTCAATAATATACTGAGGTGATCTAGGAATATAACACGACACTCCAGTCCACTGGCAAGGTACTCGATCCGATTGTAAATAAGTTGAGGGTCAAAAGAACCAAAGCCGTCAAAAAGGTAAAGGTTCCAATTAGCAATGGAATTACGAAAATGCTCTTCGAGTTCTGATTGGTCATGTTCTTTTAGTGTTAGGTTTTTTCCAACTGCTGTGGACATCAATCCAAGAGCTGTTCTTCTATTGCTTGCTTCAAGTTCCAAGATCCCAACTGATTCCCCCTTGTTGAGTAGGTCAGTTGCAAGGTATCGCATGATGCTGGTCTTTCCTGACCCAGTACCACTAGTAAATGTTGTAAGTTCTCCATACCTGATCCCGTGTAACTTCTTATTAAGTCCCTCGAATGGGTATTCATGGTCATAAGGTTTCTGCGGTGTAGTAACTAGTTGTAATAAATTCTTTCCATCTACAATTCCATCTGGTCTGTATGGTTTAGCGTCCCATATAGCCTTCCTTATAGCCTCCGAGTCCTTGGCTTGCAACGCATCTGACGGATCTTTGTAAGACTCCAGCCTTGCGATCTTGACCTTACCCGCTGGTAAGACTCCAGCCGCCTCCTCGGCAGCCTTACGACCTGGTTCGTCACCATCGAAGAATAATACAATCTCTTCGTAGCCTTGGAATAAGGGTAGTTGTTTCTGTAGATCTTTTTTAGCACTTGCTGCACCATGTGGTAAGGATAGCATAGGCCAATTAGGCATTGCCTCATAACAGCTCGCAGCATCTAACTCACCTTCAGTAACAACAATACGCTTACCAGTTGTAGGAAATAAATGCTGACCAAATAAGGTGTCAGTAGATTGTCCTTCATAAGTAAATACTTTCTGTTTATTTTTTATCTTGAATCCAGCAAGAACTCCATCGCTTGTAAAATATGCGAAGCGTAACGTGTTTCCGTCTCTGTTAATTCTATACTTTTTGCAAGTAGATTCAGAGATTCCTCTTTTGTATAGTCTCTCTGGTTCTCCTTTAAAGGTTGCATTGGTCATTGTCCGTGGTGATTGTGAAAGATTTATACCCTCTGCGGGTGTATAGTGGTGGCAAGAGAAACAGAACTTGTGACCATCAGTGTAAACTGAATTAGCATCTGATGAGCCACAATTTTCACATGGTTCATGTGCCACAAATTCTGATTCGTTCATATTAACCAATCTAATGGTAATGAGTGGTAAGCACACCAAGGGATGTCATGTTTATCACACCACTTGGCGTAGGTAGTTTTAGAGTGTTTTGAAATCTTATTGTATGGCGACATAAACACCATACGTAAATCTATATCTGGGTTATCCTTCTTTACAGCTGCTATCTTACGTCTATCTGCTGCATCCCAGTATCCCTTTGTTTCAAGGAATACATGGTTTGGCAGAATAAAATCGGGATGATAATTGTGCTGTATAGTATAAGGAATTTTACAAGATTCGTATTCATAAGTAACTCCAAGGTTAGTGAGCAAGTCAGCGACCTGCTCTTCTAATCCTGATCTAAATTTAGAAGTCCTCTTCTTCTTCTGACGCTTCATTATTGGCTGGTGGTTCACTAGCTTTAAAGCCAGATGTTTTACCAAACAAATCAGCTACTTGGTTCTCATCCAACTCTCCAGCATCGACACCAGCCCCATCAGATTTAACTGACACAACTTGTACGCCAACCAGCTTAAGAGAGCTGCCATAAGTAACCCCGTCCCTGAGTATGTAAGGTTTTTGAAAGAAACCAAGTTTAACAGTAGATCCTGCATATAAAGGTGTTTTCTTATCGGTTAATGGTGATCCTTCTGTATCAACTACAGGAGGTCTCTTGTCTTCACCCCAAGAGAATTTAATTTTATATTTTCCATCCGAAACTTCTTCCCATGGTGTAGGTTTTAGGGTAGCTCTCTTCGGATTCTTGAGCTTAGACTCGGCCCATCTTAAGACCTCTGCCCTCTCATTTTCTAGCTTATCAGCGAGGTCTTCGCTGACCACAGCCGAGAGTGAATAACCAAACTTTCCAGGTTCTAGGATAGCTTGAAATCCCTCAAGTGTAACTTCGTCCGTAACGTGTACGTTCTTAGGCATTTTAACAAAAAAAGTAAGTTGAATTAATAACCGACTCAGGCTTAAGGTCGCCTATGATCGGTGGTTCTGTCTCTGCCCCTATCTGTTGGGCAAAGTCGTTGAGATAGTCATGCTCTGCAAAGAGATGCATGTATGTCTCCCTTATTATAGCCGATAATTCGTCCATGTCTACACATTGTGTGAGAACGCTGTCATGAATTAGTGCTATAGGTTTGTTGAATTTATCTATACTGAGATGCAGTAGACTAGCATCGAGACTGTGAATTAAGTTGGGTGCTGTTGCCGCACGATGACGGTTAATATCTACCACATTAGTCTCATCAGTTGCTACTGATATTTGACAACGACCAAGTAATTGTAACTCAAATCTAGCTACTTGCTTTTTCATGATACGTTGATTCACTACGAACCCCGATGGTGTAACCCATTGTAATTCCTTAGCTCCACGTTTCACAGCTTTACTTACTTCATCTTCAATCCATTTCATTACTGACATAGGGCCAGGAACGACTACATTCATAGCGTCCCTGACAGCCTGTACGGTAACTGTTAGATCTTCCTTGTCGATCTCAATTCCTTTTTCCAATAGAGCATCACGAATATATGATCTATTGCTGTAGGGTTTAGCATTGTAGGGTATTGTCATGACGGTTCGTTTAA